TTTCGCCCTCCGCCCCGATGGCATCCAGCAGGCCGGCCCGGTCAAAATTGGCCAGGCCGTCAAGCCGTTTCCGCGCGGCCTCCAGCTCCCGCGTGTCCACGATGATGCGCGTGCCGGCCATCAGGCCCCCTTGAGGGTGTCGCGGGTGAAGCGCCGCGGATTGTGGCTCACCTGCACCCCGCCCCCGCCCTGCGACGGCGGCGAAGGGTCCGTGCCCAGGCTCACCACGCCGCGCGACACGTCCCGCAGCCACGCCAGGGCCTTCTCGTAACGGTCCTTCACCTCGTCCGTCATCGCGCCGGGGCGCTGACTCAGCCGGTACAGGGCAATATCCACGCACTTGTCCTTCAGCACCGCCGGCGGCGTGGCCAGGGGCAGCTGGTACTTGGTGCCGATGTAGCTGTCCATTTCCGCCGTCGCCGCCGCCAGGGCCTCGTCGATCACGCCCGCGTCGGCCACCCCGTCGCCGTCACGATCCGCGGCCAGCGTCACGGCGTCGCTGCCGTAGGCGTCGGTCATGTCCTGTGCGGTGGCATAGGGCGGCATGGGTTATCGGGGCGGTTGTTGCGCTATGGCGCAGTTCAATGGGTGTCAGGCGTCCGGGTACAGTTCCTTGAACCAGGCGTCCCGTTCGGCGGCGGAAATGTCCACGCCGCCTTCACGCTCGATGGCTTCCGTCGTCGGCCGCCCGTCCCTGGTGAAATCGGCTTTCTGCTTGCCTTCAACCACCTTGCGGATGGCGTCCTTCAACAGCTTCTCGCGGGCCGGAACATCGGTAGCTTCATTGCTGGCGGCGCCGGCCGCGCCAGCCCCGTTGTTGCGCGGTGGCGCAAGGGACTGCTTGATGGCCTCGGCCCTCGCGTTCAGTTCCTGTTCCCGCACGTCCAGGGCCTGCTCGCGGGCGTCCAGGGCCTCCTCCCGCTGCTTGAGACTGGCGGCCGTCGCGGCATCCGTCTCCGCGCCCACGTCTGCCGCCGGTGCCGCCTGGCGTCCCGTGGGCGCGCCGCCGATCTCCTCCACCACCAGGTGGCGGTCGTGCCGCAGCGCCGCGAGCTGTTCCTCGCTCAGTTCACCGTCGGCGAACTCGCTCACGCGGGGTTGCGGATGGTGGAACACGCCGCCGCTGATATGCCCCCGCGGCCGCTTGGAACTGGTGCGAATCATGGTGCCTCGGTGTGATGCGCTGTGAAATGGCAAGCGCGGGCCGCCAACGGCAGCCCGCCTCGCCTCCGTGCCCTCGGTCTGTCTTTGCGCCATCGCGCAATGGCTGTGCGCTATGGCGCAACACGGCTTGGGCGGGGTTATGCCTATGCCAGCCAGGGCACGACCACCAGTTCGGCGGTGCCCTTGTAGACGTTGGTGGCGCCGGCGGCATCGCGCTCGGCGTTGAGGATTTCCAGGGCCTCGCCCTCCAGCGCGGGCGGCACCACCAGCACGTTGGGCTTGATGCCCAGGGGCCGGCCCTCGTCCGACTTGAGGCCCATCATGCCCTCCCGCGCTGCCGCATAGGCATTCTTGTCCAGGGTCTGCTTGGAGCCGTAGGCCTGCTGCCAGAAGGCGAAGCCCACATTGACCCGCGCGTCCACGCCGTAGCGATAGGTATCGCGCATGAACACATTCTCGTCGTCGGGGCGGGTCATCATCTTGAAGTCGTAGTCCCGCCGCACCTGGAAGATCATCGGCTTAAGCGCCTTCATCGCGTCGAACAGGAACCACGGCGTGCCGCCCCCGCCCCCGCTGTTGCTGGCCGTGCCCTCACCCACGGGATGATCGGTGGCGAAGAACGCCTTGCCGTCGTAAGACAACTCCGTGAAGCCGTTCAGCAGCAGGGCGAAGATCAGCTCGTCCGGGTGCTGCGCGGCAGCCAGGCCCATTCCGTTGGCCTGCATGCTGTAGATGCCGAACTGGTCGTCCTCGATGTCGTCCCGCGGCACCTCGATGGTGCTCTCGAACTTGCGGTTGACGATGCGGTAATCGTGCGCGGCAAGGCCCTTCAAATGACGGTCGCCGATCCATTCCCGCAGCTGCGGCCACTGGCCCAGCCAGGCGTAGTGATTGTCCCGCGTGCTGGACGGCACTCGTGTGGCGATGCGTTGCCACAGGCTCTGTTGCTGGAACCCCTCGAATCCCTGCTTGAACTGCACGCGGAAGGCCGTGAACAGGTCCGCCAGGTTGGCCTGGTTGATGATCATAGCAGCACCTGCGGCATGTGTTCCGGCAGTAGCGGCGCGGAGAGGTCGATGGCCTGCCCGGCCGAGGAAACCGTGGCCAGCAGCAGCATGGCCGACCCGCTGATCAGCAGAACGGCCAGCGCCAGGAGTGCCCGATTGAACGCCTTCATGTCTTGTGCTCCAGGTTGTGCGCTATGGCGCGATAAACGGTGGTGATGGGTTGCGTGCCGCGGGGAGGCGTTGCCTGCGCCAAGGCGCGGGCTCGGTGCCGCCCGCTATCAGGTCTCGATGTACAGGGTGACTTCCGCTTCCGCGGCTGCGTCGCTGTTGGTGCCGCCCACCGTGATCTCGATCACGTCACCGGCCACAACCGCATTGGCCGCCGATGGGGTGGCGCTGTCCACGTCCCCGGCGGCGGAACCCGCCTGGGTGATGGTGATCGCGCCGTTGGTGACCGGTGTGCCGCCGATGGACGCGGTCAACGTCGCATCGCCGGTGGCCAGGGCGCTCGACAGCACGCTCCAGATTTTGGTGATCAGGCCCGCCACCGGCGAGACGACCCGGTACACGGCAGCGTTGCCGCCGACCAGATCGCTGGCCCGCAGCACCAGGGGCACCTGATTGGCGCCCAGGTTGGCGCGGGACGTGGCCGCGTTGTCCACGTCGGAGAGGTTGTTGGCGGCCAGCAGCGTACCCGCTGGGCTGCTCACCGGGCCGTAACCCACGAACACCCACACGCCGTCGCCGTCCACGTCCACCACCATGCCGGCCGGGCTGCGCGCCCCGCCGTTGTCGGTCTTGGCCACCGTCTGGTCGTCGACGATGTAGCAGACCGCCCCGACCTCGGTCAGCGCGATCAGGTCCCCGCCGCCCGAGTTGGCGAAGCGGAACGCCCCGTTGCGCACCTTGACGGTCTTGGCGCCGTCCGCCCCGCCGGTGTTGTCCACCGCCTCCTGGGCCACGCCCACGGGTTGCAGCGTGGCGGCCACGGCGCCGGGGGTGGCGTAGCCCGTGGCGCTGAGCGCCACCAGCGCACCGACGTGAATCACCGCGCCGGCGGCGACGGGAAGGCTGAAGTCTTCGTTCGACCGGCGCGGAGTCACGCGGTCCTTGGCAAGTGCGGTCATGGGATGCCTGTCTCCTGTTGTGCGCTATGGCGCGAAAAGCGGTTGTGCGCGATGTCGCGGTACGGCGTGGTGGCCGCTACCGCCTATGGCGCGGTGGCGGTGCCCGCCTCCTTGGCGAAGTCCTCCGGCTTGACGCCCAGCTGGCGACACAGGGCCAACTGGCCCTCTGTCAGCCCGCTCCCGTCCCCGCCGGACTTCGCCGGGTCGCCCTGAATCACCTGGTTGGGGGCCAGCTCGGGCGCCGCCTTGAGAAACTCGCGGAACTGCTCCAGCCCGCCCTCCTGCTTGCACATGGCCCGGTAGTAGTCGGCGGTGGCCGGGGTGATCTTCTTGCCCTCCACGGCCTTGGAGATCTCCGCGTCGATCTCGCGGGCCTGCTCGGCCTGCACACGCTCGGTCAGCTTCGCCTCGGCGGCCGTGGCCTTCTCCACCGCCGCGTCGTAGTCGGCGCGGGGCACGAACTTGTCCAGGGGCGGTGTGCCCGCCGCGGCCAGGGCCGTGGCATGCTCGGCGCGCAGCTTTTCCGCCGCGGCGACGATCTCCGCCGGCGTGGCGGTGTCGGGCAGTTTCAGGGCGGCGCAGAGCGCCTTGCGTTCTTCCTCGGTCATGTGTTCCTCGTGTTCGTGCGGATTGTCGGCGGCCGCCACGGCCAGTTGCGGAAACGCGGGCCGGTTCACCAGGGCCGCGCTGGACAGGTGCAGCACTCGCCGGTCGTCGCGGGTGTGCACAAAAGCCGGGCTCAGGTAGCGGTATTCCCGCGCCTGCACCGCCGCCGCGCCCTTCTCCGTCCAGGCCACGCGGCCCCAGATCGCGCCGCCGCGCAGCGAAAGTTCCTCGATCCATCCCGCCGCGGGCGCGGCATGGCCCGGCCCCATCTCCCCGGCGTGATCCGTGTCGATGGGCAGGGGCAACAGGCCCCGCTCCACCGTCGCGGCCAGTACCGCCGCCGGATCGGGGTTGCGCCACTGCCGCCCGTCCCGCGGGGAAACCAGCGGATCGCCGGCGGGCAGCAGCTGCACCCATTCCGGCGCCTGGCCCTCCGCCCCCAGCGGCAGTTCCGCTGCCTGGGCATGGGACACCGCCACCGCCGGGGCGGCGGCGCACAACGCAATGGCTGTGGAATTGGTATGGGTCACGCCGCCAGACTAGGCGGCGCGGAAAGGGAAATCAGCCGCAGGGTTGCGGCGGAGTGGGCCGCCGATCAATAACTACCCCAATCTACGATCACGCCGTCCCGCACGAAGGCGTACGTGGTCGCGGTGAGATGCTCCCAGGTTTCAATTCGGCCGTTTTCATCTTCCTGAACCGCGCTCAAGGCCCAATCTCCAAGGCATCGCTTCGCGCGCTCAAATGGCATTCCCAGTGGAGGGCTGCTACGGTCGGAATCATTGCACGGTGCGGCTAGCGGGCTCCCGTTATATTGCCTGGCCGCTGTTTCGGCAGTAATCGCATTTGGCCTGCGGTGCGAGACATCTCCGCGTTGATCCCAGAGTGGGCGACCAGTGCGGCGGCTAGGCCAACCCAGTTGTTGCAACACGCGACCGTCCGGCCACAAAACGAACAGGTGAACTTGACGGCCCCCACGGACAAAAAAATTCTCAGCAATCCGCCAGACCCTGTATTGAAGCCGCTGCTCTTGATCTGACGATGCGCGGGCGGGGACTAAAACTCGAACGACCATTTCATAAAGGCCGACACCGCGGCGCGCGCGGCAGAGTATCGGCTCTGTCTTTCGGAGCTCTACACATT